ATGTACTGCGCTGAAAGCAGCGATGATGGGCGGGTATCGATATAAGGATAACGGGCAGCTTGACAAGTTAAGTAAACACTCTCATATTGCAGAAGCGTTACAATATTTGATGCTTCATATTGAACACGGTGTTGACGGGAAGTTAGTCAGGGTACATAAACCGATAAGAAGAAAGAACGCATCAGGGTGGACATAGATTAGTCAAGTGGTATATATTCGGCAGGACTAATCTCCAGTTAGTCAGAACGGGGTTTCTACGAGGCCCAGTTTGTTGTAAGACTTTCGGGGTCTCGTAGGATTTCTAAACGTGAAGAGAGCAATATGGCTGAAGGGCAAAGAGGCGGGTTATCAATACTCCGCGTTGTTTCTAACGATAAACTTAAAGAGCAAGAGGACGAACAACTTGCTGCTGATAGGGAACTACGGGAACGCCAAAACCAACCCCTTTTAGTTGGGCTAACAGCTCATCTAAAAACTGCGTTCGATGCAGCGCGTCGGTCGAAACGTCCTATCGAGCGACGTATGTTGACATCTCTTCGCCAGCGTAATGGTGAATACGAACCCGATAAAATGCGTAGTATTAAGGAGTTCGGTGGATCAGATATTTTTATGATGGTCACCGAAACAAAGTGTCGTGCAGCAGAATCTTGGTTGCGGGACATAATGCTTGAAGAAGATTCAGGCCCACCTTGGGATATTACTCCCACACCTGTTCCAGAAATACCTCCTAAAGCTAAAGAAGAAATTGAAGCTCGTGTAGCCGAAAGGGTTATGACGATGATTGATGGTGAAGGCCCATCCCCTGACCAGCAAGTTATTAAAGAGTTGCGGGAAATAGCGGCTGATGAGATGCGTACTGAGATTATGCAGGAAGCGTTGAATCGTGCAAAAGGCATGCGCCGCAAGATCGATGATCAGTTTAAGCAAGGTGGATGGCCTAGTGCATTCAACGATTTTGTTACAGATTTAGCTACGTTCCCATCGGCATTTATCAAGGGACCGGTTATTCGGCGCCAACGTATGCTCGAGTGGGTAATGGTCGACGGTGCTACTAAAGCAGAGGTGGGTGAACGATTAGCCCCCGAGTATGAGCGTGTTGACCCATTTAGGATTTACCCCGAGCCAGGTATTTCGAGACTCGATGATGGGTATTTATTTGAGCACCACAGATTATCGGAAGCAGACTTATCAGAGTTGATAGGTGTGCCGGCTTATGATGAACAAGCTATCCGAAAGGTAATGATGCAAGGCGCTGGCGTAACGTGGTTTGTTGACCAAGGTGTTGAGCGTGAGAAAGAAGAGGTTGAGGGTAATCACATACCGTTTGATAAGCCGACGGAGATGTATGATGCCCTAGAATTTTGGGGGAAAATCAGTGGTAGGTTGCTACGTGAGTGGGGTCTAACTGCAGAGCAAGTACCTGATCAGGCCAAGATGTATGATACAAATGCATGGGTTGTAGGTAACTACGTTATCAAGGCCGTTTTAAATTATGACCCATTGGGTAAGAAGCCTTACCACAAGACATCGTTTATAAAAACCCCCGGTTCATTCTGGGGAAGAAGTATCCCAGAGATGATTGAAGATGTGCAGGCTATGTGTAATGCAGCGTCTCGTGCTCTAGCGAATAACATGGGTATTGCTTCGGGACCACAGGTTGAGGTTAACATAGACCGCATACCATCGAATGAAGATATTACGGCTATGTATCCATGGAAAATATGGCAGACGACTACTGACCCTATGGGCTCAAGTTCAAAGGCAGTAAGTTTCTTCCAGCCCGATAGTAACGTCCAAGAGTTGATGGGAATTTTCGATCGGTTCTCTGGGCTTGCCGATGAGCACTCGGGGATTCCTGCATACATACATGGGAACGTAGATGTTTCAGGTGCAGGCCGTACGTCTTCTGGACTATCAATGCTTATGGGTGCAGCGGGTAAGGGTATACGACAAGTTGTGTCGCACATAGATTCTGATATCGTTAAGCCTGTTGTCCAACGGCAGTTCATACATAACATGAGGTACGATGAAGATGAGTCGATCAAGGGCGATGTGGAAATTGTGGCTCGTGGTGCTACTTACCTCGCAGTTCGTGAAACGACCGATACACGCAGGTTGGAATTCCTTAATGCGACGGGTAATGAACATGATATGCAGATTCTCGGATTGGAAGGGCGCGCATCATTACTTCGTGAAGTTGCTAAGGGTCTTAAAATGCCAGTCGGAGACCTTATACCTACACGCGAGAAGGAAGGGGTTATTGTCCGTAGTCAGCAAAAAGCAGCTGCAGCAGCGCCTGCTCCAACTGACCCTGCTGGTGATCAAAAAGGTGGTCAAGCTGGCAACGTGGTTAGCAACCAAGATACAGGACAAGCTTAATGACAATGCCAAGACCAAATAATGATGTAATTATCGAAGCATCAAGGGTTGCCAAGAGCAGTGTAAAGTTGGTAGAATTTTTGAATGAGTGGGAAGAGCGAGAACTTCGTGATCTCCCACTAAGAAAAGAAAACGTGGCAGTAGGCCAGGGACGCTGTCAGGTACTCGGGGAACTCGTAAAGTTTCTTGAGGAATCAGTCCCAAGATCCGAGGCAAAGTCATAATGACTCGCCTCTTTTTTAAAAATACGCATACCAATAGGAGCGTTTTATGAGTAAGCAAAATCTACCAGAGCAACTTAGAAAGCAGTCAGCAGCAGTCCAAGCACTATACCAAGATATGGAGCTGGGTGATGACGATGTACTACCAGGTTCGGATCCGATCGTAGAAGATCCAGCCAAGAGTGACTCGCCGAAAGCTGACGCAAAGAAACCTGATGATGCTTCTCCCTCTGCACCGAAAGATAGTAAGGATGCAGGGAAATCCAAAAAAGAAAATGAAGACTGGGAGCAGAAGTATAAGACTCTACAGGGCATGCATAATACCCAAGTACCAAAACTGCGGAACGAGAACCAAGACCTTATATCTAAGGTCAATAACCTGGAAAAATTAATTGCAGGTATGGGCACAGACGAACCAGTTGTGGTATCAGAAGTTAAACTCGGAAGTGTTGTGACAAAAGAAGACATCGATAACTACGGTGATTCTATTGATATGATGCGACGGGTATCTCGTGAAGAGATGGCGCCTATAATGAGTCAGCTAAAAGCTATCAGTTCAACTGTAAATACAATGACTACGGAAGTCATGCCGAAAGTAGACAGTGTTGTAAATAATCAAGCACGGACAGCAACGCAACAGTTCTGGGATACGGTGGAAACAGCAGTTCCTAACTGGGCAGAGATCAACAGAAATGAAGATTTCTCCACATGGTTGTTTATGCCTGACCCAATGTCTGGAGTTATTAGGCAGGATCTTTTGGAAGGTGCGCAAAAGAAAGGTGATGCGCAACGTGTTATTACATTTTTCAAAGCTTGGATTGCGGAGACTGGTTACGTAACAGCGAACTCTAAAACAGACAGTACCACTCGTACAGACGCAAACGCAGAACTTAACAACCAGATCGCACCACGAGCAGGTCACGGAGCAGAGCTTAGAGAAGAGGGCGAAAAACCTTCTTTCACTGGGCTAGAAATTCGTGCATTCTATAACGATGTTGCGATGGGTAAGTTCAAGGGACGTGCTGCAGAGCGAGATAAAATTGAGGCCGACATTTTTCTAGCACAGAAAGAAGGTCGGGTTGTGTGAATTAAATTAAGAGGGAAATATTATGCCTTACCCAACAGCAGGTGGCCGTCCTAATTATAGCGGTAACTTCATTCCAGAAATTTGGAGTGGAAAATTAATTGAAAATTTTTACGATGCAACGGTTCTTGCCGCAATCGCTAATACCGATTATGAAGGCGAGATCAAAAATCATGGAGACGCGGTTAATATCCGTACTACTCCAGACATCACTATACGTGACTATGTTAAGGGCCAAGTCCTTACTGTAGAAAACCCTGATAAGCCCAAGATTCAGTTGCTTATCGATAAGGGTGAGTATTTTGCGTGTGTTGAAGACGACATCGATAAGGTGCAGTCTGATATTAAGATGATGGACCAGTGGTCTAAAGATGCATCTGAGAAGATGAAAATCAAAATCGATACCCGGGTTCTCCCTTATATCGTTACGACTGTGGATCCGTTAAACGCGGGTAATAACGCAGGCCGTATCTCAGGTGATATTGACCTTGGTTCTTTCGGCACTCCACTCATAGTTACAAAGGATGGTGTTAGTGGTACGTCCATCACCGATTATATCGTTGATTTGGGCACAGTGTTAGATGAAGCTAATGTCCCTGAGGGTGAACGTTTCTTAGTCCTTCCAGCGAAAGCTATAGCACTGATCAAGAAATCAGAGTTGAAAGATGCGTCTCTTTCAGGCGACGGTACTTCCATTATGCGTAATGGTCGTGTTGGTATGGTTGATCGCTTTGAAATCTTTATGAGCCATAACTTGTTGAATGATTCCGATGGGATCCCAGCGGGTGTGGGTGGTCATAACATTATTGCTGGCCACAAGAAAGGTATGACGTTTGCATCTCAGATGACCGAGATGGAGACTCTTCGAGCCCAGAATACTTTCGGTGATATCGTCCGTGGTCTGCAGGTATACGGTTATAAAACTGTTAAGCCTGAAGCCCTAACAACAGGTGTTATTCGTATAGGTTAATCCCTACACAGCAAGCCCAATCTGATTACATATAGGTTGGGCTTTAACATTTTAGTTAGTTTATTTTAATCAGGAAAACAGGAGAACAATCATGCCAACTTATAATGATGGACATGGATACAACCTTAACAGTGCGGCTTACCCTGCACATACTCATACCCGCGAAGGGATTATGGAAGTCACCTTGGATATCGCAGCGATTGCATCAGCACGGGCAGCAGCCAGCGCAACAGCATTAGCGATCGGCGATGTTCTTGAGGCTATTAAGCTTCCGGCTCAATGTTTAGTTCTTGCCATAGGCGTAGAATTTGACGGAGCTGGTGACGCAGGCCTTACTGCAGCTATCGGCGATGATGTTGATACAGCTGGTTTTGTTGCGGCTACCGCAGCTGATGCACCTAGTAATGTTTGCTCTGTAGGAACTCTCGCTGCTTTTGCAGCAGGTAAGTATTATTCAGCTGCTAACACTATCGACGTGCTTCTTGAAGGCGCTATACCTACCACGGGTAACATTCGTGTTTGGGCGAAGGTAGTTGACGGAGCTGGCCCAATCCCGGTAAGCACTTCACCAGGAACCTAAGTAAGTAAGTAAGTAAGTACAAAAGGTGGGGAGTTATGACCCTGCCTTTTTTTAACCCCCCGTAAAAATTGGAGATTCATATGAGCAAGCAGCAACCAGGGTTTGTAATGCGCCACCGTATCAACGGCCGTATATTTGGATTTAGCCCACATTTAGAGAATGAGGCTGAGTTAGAAAAGATACCATTCGAGGTAGCGTACCCTGAGAAGTGTATGCCAGACCATGTTAAGAAGAAGGTAGCTGCTAAGAAAGCACCTGCTAAAAAGGCACCCGCAGCAGCAAAGCCAGCAACAGCTAAGAAAGCTAATGCCAAGAAAACGGTTGCCACAAAAGCACCACAAAAAAAAGTAAGTGTTAAGAAGCCTGGTTTAGATTTATTGACAGAGAATATTCCTGCTGATCCAGAGGAGATTTTATCTGAAGATAATCTAAGTAGTGAGATTGACCAAGCACTTAGCGAGGATGCATCTAAAGGGTTGTAATAATGCAATTAAGTGAGGTTCTAAGTGGGGTTCGCTTATCTATACAGGATGAGCGAGTTCCTTATCGTTATAGTGACGAAGTTCTTGTAGGCCTCATTAACCGAGCCCTTCGGCTTATGGTTGTTGTACGCCCAGATTTATTCGCATTTATGGCTGACATCACCCCGATAGTGGGTGCAGCAGTTCAGACCGCACCGGCGAATTCCGTACGGATCATGGAGGTATTCAATGTCGTTGGGGGCAATGGTATCACCGAAGTAGAACGTGAGAGTATGGATGAATCGTACCCTCAGTGGAAATCAGACCCATCGGCCCCACCAGTAAATTGGATGCGGCATGTCCGGAACCCTAACCGATATTTTCTTTACCCACCCCCATCTACAGGTGTGCAACTTTTCATCGAGTATTCTCGGCAACCTCGCACTTACACTGAAGTAGATTTAAACGACGTAACACCGATCCCCAATGGTGGAACTATCGATGATCTTCAGGATGCATACCTACCTATTATCATAGAAGGCGTGATATATTTAGCGGAGTCTATCGACAATGAGCACGTCAGTTCTGGTCGAGCAGCAGCTTCACAGAAGATGTTCTTCCAAGCATTGAATGCAGGTCTTGAGTCTCGTGAGATTTCAGACGAGGAAGATGGGAATAGAAAAGCCGAGGTTCCAACCTAATGCCAACACGTAATTTTGATACGCTCGTACAGCGATTAGTAACTAATGTACCGGGATGTCCGTTCCCAGTCATTGAGAAGTATATACGCGACGCGGCGATTGAAGTGTGTGAGGAGACCCTAGCATGGAAGTATCAGCAACCCCCTATACGTTTGACTCCGGGTCTACATAACTACCCGTACGAGCCACCTAATAACGCAGAGGTGCATGCATTTATTCATGTTGCTCTTAATGGGACCAAAATAATCCCATGTACTTTCGAGGATATCTACGACCAATATCCTGATTGGCCCAACCACGACCCCGAACATTTATCCAGACCACAGTTTATAGTCCATCTTGATGCCGACCAGTTTGGTATGGCACCTGTACCTGATGACGAAGAGAATTACGACCTTAGTATGATGGTCGCATTGAAGCCTCTCCGCACAGCAGCAGGTATGGATGAGTCTGTTTTTGATGAGATAGAGAATGCAGTAATGGATGGTGCCTTGGGGTATTTATACATGCTCCCTGATAAAAGCTGGACAGATATGAAACTAGCTGAGTTCCACAAAAGACAGTTTAGTTACCGTAATGCTGGTCGCAGGGCTAGGCAGAATCTAGGTAACGGTCGAGCTTCAGTGGCTGTCAGACCACGGCCTTGGGTGTAGGGGGAAAAATGACAGACGTTATTAATCTAGTAGTTGGTGATGATCGCCCTACAGTTACAATCACATTTACCGATGATGTTACACAGAACACATACGACGTATCCTCCTCAGTGGTGACGGTTCGATTCAGGAAGA